CAATCTCACGCGGAGTATTGCCAGATGCAGGTATGACTTTCGAGATCCCAAAGATCACAGCAGTTCCAACTGTTGCGATTGAGCCAGAAGGCGATGCGTTCAGCGACACAGATCAGAACGCTGCATTCCTATCTGTATCAGTACAGAAATATGCAGGACAGCAGACATTCTCTGTTGAATTGCTAGATCGTACATCTCCAGCATTCTTTGATGAGCTAGTTCGCAACATGGCAGCAGCTTATGCAAAGGCAACTAACGCAGCAGTCAACGCAGCACTTATCTCAGGTGCAACAACAGATGCAACAACAGTTGCAACATATCCAACAGCAGCAGAATTGCTAGGAATTGTTGCTCGCGGTTCAGCATCAGTCTATGCAGCAACAGCAGGACTACCTAACCCATTCGCTCGCAACATGGTTGTCTCAACAGGACAATGGTCTAACATCATGTCATTGAACGATGCAGGTCGCCCAATTTACACAGCATCACAGCCAATGAACGCTGGCGGTCAAGTATCACCAACATCACTAACAGGTAATGTCGCAGGACTTAACCTCTATGTAGATCCAACAAATGGTGGCGATGGCGATGGAACAATCCTCATCGTGAACCCAGATGCTTACACATGGTACGAGTCACCAACATACCGCCTACGCGCAGAATCAACAGCTAACGGATCAGTTACAGTTGGTTACTACGGATTCGGTGCTATCGCAACTAAGGTTGGCGCTGGCGCATTCAAGAATAACAAGGCGTAAAAACTCACTAAGTCGCTCTGGGGAGTAGTAGCCCTCTACTCCCCAGAGTCTTGAGAAAGGATCATCATGGCACTTACAACAGTCGCAGAACTCCGTGCAACACTCGGAGTCGGTACTTTGTATCCAGATGCAACCCTTCAAGAGGTATGCGATGCAACGGATGTAGTCCTTCTGCCTATGCTTTGGCAGAACGAAATCTACAATACGCATCAAAGCCTTACAAACAATGTGGCAACTCTTTACTTTGGTCAAGAGATTTCTAAAGATTTCTATGTAGGACAAAGCATAATCATTACTAAAAACGGAAGCCCATACAACGGCACTAAGACAATTACTGCCATTGGTTCAGGCTCACTTTCATATGCTGCAACTGGAGCAGATCAAGGCACTCATGCCGTCCAGCCTTTTGGAATTGTTGCAGGAACAGTCACTGACTATGCAACTGACACAGCAGTTCAGCAAGCAGCTTTGATGATATCTGTTGAAATCTGGCAAGCGCGTACAGCCACTCTCTCAGGCAGTAACGCTGTAGATTTCCAGCCAAGCCCTTACCGAATGAGCGCACAGCTTCTCGCTAAGGTGCGAGGATTGATCGCGCACTGCTTATCACCTAACTCGATGGTGGGCTGATGCCTGTTGCCGTCACTACTCTTAGGACTACATTAGCAACGGCTTTAGTCGATAACGCTAAGTGGCAGACTTTTGCTTTCCCACCTGCCACAGTCCTTGCTAACTCTGTAATTGTCTCTCCAGATGATCCTTATTTAACACCTAGCAACAATCAGCATATCTCGATTAGCCCAATGGCTAACTTCAAGATTGTTATGACTGTGCCACTGTTCGACAATGAGGGAAACCTTAACGGGATTGAAGATACTGTTTGTAGCGTGTTCGCAAAGCTCGCAGCATCATCTTTGACCTATAATGTAAGCGCGATAAGCGCACCAAGTATTCTCAACGCTGCATCGGGAGACCTTCTCAGCTGCGAGATGTCCGTATCAATCCTAACGAGTTGGAGCTAAACATGTCCGAGTGGGAACAAGAAAACGCTGACTTCCTGAAGAAAATCGGGCAAGTAAGCACACCAGCACCAAAGCCAGTAACTACTAAGAAAGACGAGGAATAATCTCATGGCTGTATTTCTAAACAATAAAGTTGGCGTGAAGATTAACACTGTTGATCTTTCTGACCATGTCACAAGTATTACTTTGAATCGCACATTTGACGAATTGGAAGTCACAGCGATGGGTGACACAGCACACAAGTTCGTTAAGGGCTTGGAAGCATCATCTGTAACAATTGACTTCCTAAACGACACAGCAACAGCAAATGTATTGGCAACATTACAAGCTGCATGGGGAACCACAGTCACTTGTGTATTCTTACAAGAAAAGGGAACAGCAGTATCTGCTACTAACCCTCTTTACACAGTCTCATTGCTAATCAATAACACTACAGACATCAATGGTGCTGTAGGCGATATGGCTACTCAGTCAATCACATTTACTGCTAACTCAACAGTTGCAGTAGCCACAACAGGAACATTCTAAACAAACTATAAAGGGGCAAACTCATGGCAAAACTAAAGATAGTTCGTACAGATGGAAGCGTATTGGAAGGCGAAATCACTCCAGCAGTGGAGTACTCATTCGAGCAATACGCTAAAAAGGGCTTCCATAAGGCGTTCCGCGATGAAGAAAAGCAGAGCGATGTCTATTGGTTAGCATGGGAAGTAACACGCAGATCAGGTGAATCTGTTAAGCCTTTCGGGATGGATTTCATCGAGACACTTAAAAGTGTTGAGGTGCTTGATTCAGACCCTTTAGCTTAAAGCGCGATCTTCCGTTCACCTATCTAATCGCTAGGCTAAGCATTAGGTTGGGAATCGCGCCACAGCATTTATTAGATCTAGATAAGACCATGCTCGATGCATTAGTGCAGGGGCTCAAGGATGAAGCGAAAGAGGTGAGCGATGCCAACAGAGGTAAAAGGCGCGGTAGAGCTTAGAAAAGCCCTCAGACAATTCACACCTGATCTGTCTAAAAAACTGACAAAGGAAATGTCGTTAGCAGTTAAACCAATAGTCAAGACGGCTAGAGGGTACATGCCTAACGAAAACCAAGTTTTGTCTAACTGGGGAATTTCTGGCAATCAAATTAATGCTGCTTCTTCTGCTTTCAGCACTGCTAAGTTTCCTAAATATGTTCCCTCTATTGTTAAATCTAACATTGGTTTTAAGTCAAGTCCTTCTAAGGCTAATTCCAGAGGTTTTAGATCTGTAGCGCGATTATTCAATAAAACACGCGCTGGAGCTATTTATGAAATTGCTGGAACTGTAAATCCTGACAGCTTGTTTGTTAAAAACCAAGAAGCTAAAAACGGATCACAATTAAAGGGATCACGAAATCGCAGAGGTCGCGGTCTTTATCGCGCCTACGATGAGGATAATGGTAAAGCTCTCTCAGCTGTGTTAAAGGCTATAGAATCCGCTAAGACTAAACTTAACCAACGAGCGACAGTGAGAGGCTAATCGTGGCTCAAGTAAAGATTGATATTGCTACCGAGTTCACTGGTAAAAAGGCTTTTAAGCAAGCCGAAACTTCAACAGACAGATTAACTAAAAGCACTAAGCAGCTTGCTAAAGGCTTACTGGCTGTTTATAGCGCACAAAAGATTATGGCTTTTGCCAAGTCCTCTGTTAAGGCTTTTGCAGAAGATGACAAGGCAGCAAAAGCACTAGGCACTACTCTTAAAAATTTAGGCCTTGCTTACGGATCAAACGCTGATACAGTTAATGGCTTTATTTCTCGCCTTGAAATGCAAACAGGTGTGCTTGACGATGAGCTTCGTCCGGCAATGGATCGCTTGCTTCGCGCTACAGGTGATGTTACTAAGTCTCAGGAATTGCTAGGACTTGCATTAGACATTTCAGCAGGTACGGGTAGAAGCCTGACACAAGTATCGCAATCTTTACAGAAAGCTTATTTAGGCCAAACTCAAGCACTTGGCCGCTTAGGTGTAGGACTCACAAAAGCAGAACTTACATCTTCTTCATTTGAGGAAATTCAAGCTCGTCTATCAACATTATTCGCAGGGCAAGCAACAGCAGCAGCCGATACCTATGCAGGTTCGCTTGCTAAATTAACTGTTGCTGGAAACAATGCTAAGGAAACCATTGGTAAGGGTCTTGTTGATGCTTTGGTGACAGCAAGTAATTCTACTTCTACAGATGATCTAATCAAGAAGATCGATAGAGTAGCGCAGTCAATTGCTAACTTTACTCGCGAAGCAGGCGAGTTTATAAAGATTACAAAGTCAATCTTTGATTTTAAGAATCTATCATTCTTTGCACCTTCTGGCGGTTTATTCGGTGATGGCAAAGGCTTTGGCAATATTTCAATGAGTGTATCTTCACAAGATACTCAACGAGCAGATGCCATTGCTAAAAAGAATGCAGCAGCACTTGCAAAATTGACAGGCGCTCAAGCGGCTAATCAAGCAAAGATTCTAAAGGACAAGCGACTACAGGCAGCAATCGACAAGGCTAACCTTGCCCTCAATAAGGGTAGCGAAATCTTTGACATGGATAAAATCCAGATTGCAGCAGCTCTTACTAATCAGGCTGAGCAGTTAGGCAAGGCAACATCTAGCGCACAGGTTATGCAGATTGCTAATGACACGGCTCGCCTTAATGTTAAGCGTTCTATCCTTGCCTTAGAAGATGCTATTGCTGCTAAAGATGAAGCAGCCATTGTCGCTGCAACGGCTAAACTGAATGCAGATCTCAAGGTGCTTGGCGCACTGGGTATGCAGAATATAAAGCTTCAGGATATCAAGTCAATCCTTGAGAGCCTAAAACCTAAAGATCTTATAAACATTAGTAACCTTGAAGAAGCATTAAGACTTCTGGCTCAGATTAACTTGCTATCTAAGGCTAAAGTTCCTACAAGTGCATCCTTAGGCTCTGGCATTCCAGCAGGGGATTACATCGCACCTATCTCCACAGTAGGCGGATCTATTGAGGCTATCCTTGAATATGCAGAAGCAGCCACAGCTCGTGCTAATGCTTTTGCAGATTTGCTGGACATGGAGAACGCATCGGCTGCAAGTCAGATGGCTTCTACCATCGATTTAGAAAGCATTGCTCGATCATCACTATTGCAGGGTCTTGCAGGTGGAGCAGGTGTGTCAGGTGCGGTAAGCGGTTCACGCTATGCAGCACAGGCTGCTAATGCTTATAACATCACAATTCAGGCTGGCATCGGTGATCCAGAAGCTATTGCTAGAGCTGTGGAAGATGTTGTCCGTCAGTCATATCAGCGAGGAACTAGCGCAACAGGACTTCTAGCAGTATGACATGGCTTCCAGAATGGCGCATCACTGTAGGCACTAATGTTTATACTAATGTAACAGGCGTTAATGTCACTACTGGTCGCATCGACATTGATCGCCAATGTCAAGCAGGTTATGCTCGCATGGATATCATTAACTCAACCAATGCTCTCTTTGACATCGATGTTACAGATTCCCTTACCTTAGAGCTTAAAGATAGCGGTGGCACATATGTGCCTGTATTCGGTGGCACAGTTTCAGACTTCTCAACTGCAGTCAGAAGCCCAGAGGAATCAGGCTTTGTAACCATTGGCACAATCCTTGCAGTCGGTGCTCTGGCTAAACTACCTAAAGCAATCTACACAGATTCTGTGGCACACAATCTAGATGGCGAACAGATCGCTATTATCTTAGAGGAACTGTTAGTCAATGAGTGGATTGAAGTAGCACCTGCGCTTCAATGGGTCAATTACGATCCGACTACCACATGGGCTAATGCTGAGAATGTGGGCTTGGGTGAGATCGATGCTGGTCTGTATCAGATGGACAATCTCAGTGCAGCAGATCGCAACACACAAACCTTAGTCCAGCAGATAGCAGACAGCGCACTCGGAACGCTCTACGAGGACAAGCAGGGTCGCATCTCATATGCAGATGCGGATCATAGAAGTAACTACTTAGCAGCTAATGGCTCGACCCAGTTAGACGGCAATTACGCTTCCCCTGCGAGCGTCAAGTCAATTCTTCAGATTGGCAAGATTCGCAACAGCGAGATTGTGCGCTATGGCAACGATTACGGCTCAACCTATTCAGCGACAGACGATGCTTCTATCACTGCCTATGGTCGCTACCAAAGGACATTCGATTCCAACATCCGTTTTCTGGCAGACATTGAGGACATCATCGAGCGCGATCTAGCCCTGCGCTCAACGCCTAGAACACAGCTCGACCAGATTACTTTTAGACTTGATAATCCTCTTATGCCTAATGCCCTTAGAGATGACCTAATTAACCTATTCTTTGGCGAACCAGTAGTTATTACTAACCTACCCTTCAACATGTTCGAGGGGTACTTCTCAGGCTTTGTAGAGGGCATCTCTATGAGAGCCACACCAACTTTTGTTGATGCGACTATCTATGTCTCACCTACAGACTTCTCACTTATAGCCCCGACATGGGCAACAGTACTTCCAACTAACACCATCTGGAGTGGCGTAAATGGTACACTACAGTGGTCTAAAGCGATCGGAGCTCTAACCTAATGGCAACAACAACCCCTAATTTTGGTTGGCCGGTACCAACCAGTACGGATCTAGTCAAGGATGGCGCAACTGCCATTGAGGGTCTAGGCGATGCTATTGATGCTTCCCTGCTCGACCTAAAAGGTGGCACTACAGGCCAAGTCCTTGCTAAGGCATCTGGAACAGACATGGACTTCTCATGGGTAACAGATGCGACAGGTATCCCTGCAACTATTTTTGATGCAAAAGGTGATCTGATCGCTGCAACGGCAGCCGACACTGCATCGCGTTTAGCAGTCGGCACAAATGGTCAAGTATTAACAGCTGATTCAACAACTGCAACGGGATTAAAATGGGCACTTGACGGAAACGCTGGAGCGAGCTTTGGAGTTAAGTTATCTGGTGTACAAACTGTAACAGCAAACACTTGGACAAAAGTAACTTTCAATAGTGAGGATTGGGATACAGACTCAAGTTTCGATAGTTCTACAAATTATCGTTTCACACCAACAGTTGCTGGCTACTATCAATTTAATCTTAATTTAATGTCTAGCGGTTCAACGCAAGGAGCATTTTACAAAAACGGCAGTAATGGGCGTTTAATTGTTAATAATGTTCTCAATGCCCCCGCTGCTGGTTCTACTATTTTTTATCTCAATGGGTCATCAGACTATGTTGAAGCCTATGTAAACAGTACAGGCACAACCATTTACAACTCAGCAAATGAAGTTTACTTCTCTGGCTCAATGATTAGAAAGGCATAGTAATGTCCGTTTATGAAAAAATTGTTACGGCTTATCCAGAATTAATTGAAAATAATGAAGCATTTTTAAGAGGTTATATTATTATTCAAGATGATTCGGATGGTCAAGGCGATTTCATTGCTGTATGGGATTACTCTAAGCCAATTCCAGATGGTCTTAAACTAGGCAAGTGAAACCAAAGCTTTCTAAAGCTGCTGGTCAATTAAGGGAACAGATTGATGATTCGTTCCCAGATCGTGACCGCACATCGGATGGTTGGATCGGTGATACCCGACACGCTGCTCGCAAGTCAGATCATAATCCAGATGAGCAAGGTTGGGTTCGTGCCATCGACATCGATCGTGACTTATTTAAGGGATCAAAGCCAGACATCATGGGCGATCTTGCAGATCAGCTTCGTACCTTGTCCAAGTCAAAAGCAGACAAGCGTATTAGTTACATCATTTACGATGGACGAATCTGTTCCCACATCCTTAACTGGAAGTGGCGCAAATACACAGGGGCTAACAAACACACTAAGCACATGCATGTTAGCTTTAAGAAAGAAGCTGACAATGATGGTGCTTTTTTTCAGATACCTATGTTAGGCGGAAACTAATGAATGAACTAAAGACAGCAGCAGGATCTTGGGCTAGAGCCTTTTTAGTAGCAGCGATTTCAATGTATGCTGCCGGGGTTACAGATCCACAGGCACTCATCGCAGCAGGGATTGCTTCAATCCTTCCACCTGTATTGCGTTACCTTTCACCTAATGATCCTTCTATGGGCATCAAGAAGTGACACAGTCCGACTTCTTCACGCTTTACCTTGCCACCATTGCAGCACTCGGTGGCTTGTCTGGCTATGTAATCACACACCTGTTGTCTGAGATCAAAAGACTCAACACGCGAGTCGATGAGATCTATAACATATTGCTTGACAGGTAGCATTGTGCTATGGCAAGAAAAGCAACTAAGGCGTTAGAGGAACAAGGTTACTCAAAGCTCGATGCTTACTGCATTGGACTCTATGAGTACTTCTGTTCATTAAAGCGAGCAGGTTTCGCAGAGGACATTGCCATGTTCATGATCACAGAACCGCAAGCCTATCCTCACTGGATTCTGCCTGATCCCATTGACCCTGAGAAGTTCGGGGATTACGAAGATGAGGATGATGACTAGCAGCCAGAAGAAAAGGTACTTGGTCATCAGTGACCTTCAAATTCCGTTTCATCATGAGCAAGCCGTAAAGAATCTGATCAAGCTAGTAAAGCGCGAGAAGTTCGATTTAATCCTAAACACAGGCGATGAGCTTGATATGCAGTCTCAGTCAAAGTGGGCTAAAGGCACACATCTAGAATATGAAGGACAGCTAGATTATGATCGAAGTCTCGCTCAGAACATCCTCTGGGATCTCGGCACTACCGACATCACTCGATCCAACCACACCGATCGTCTATACCACACTCTCGTTAGAGGAGCTCCTAGCCTCATCGGACTTCCAGAACTCGAGTACTCCCGCTTTATGGGTTTCTCCGACATGGGGATTCGTTTTCATAAAAAGCCCTTTGAGTTCCATAAAGGCTGGGTCTTAGTCCACGGAGACGAAGGCTCGATGAA